ATACCGCAGTTTACAGGAGATAAGCGAGTAACAAATTTAGGATGGGATAGGGATGGTCAAATTACAGTAGAGCAAACACAACCATTACCTATGACAATATTAGGAATAACAGGAACATTAGTAACGAGTGATTAAATTATGTGGGCAGTAGCATTAACAGCAGCAAGTATAGGAACAACCCTTATACAAACATATATGGGGGTTCAACAAGCACGAGCAAATAAAAAACAAATAGCAGCAAATGCGGCTTGGGCAAGGTATCAAGATAATTTAGAAACAGAATATGAAAAACAAAAAAAAGCAAGAGAGCAATATAAATTAATGAGTGAACAAAGAGCAAGGATGGGTGCAAGTGGAGCAGTAGCTGCAACAGGATCGTTATTAACTGCAAGTTTAAGTGATTTAGAAGAATATGAAGATGATATGATGATGTTAAGTAAAATGGCATTTGCAAGAACTTCAAATATAGATGTAGAAGCTAGAGGATTAATAAATGATGAAACAAATAAAATGTGGGGAACAATAATAAGTGGAGCTGCGGATATAGGAAAAGCGGGTATGCAATATAACCAAATGAAAGCAGCAGGAATAGATTAATGAAATTACCTAGATACCAAAAAGGAATAGGAATGAGTGCTGGAAGTAGAAGTTTAACAGCAGGTGTTTCACGAACAAATATTGGGCAAGAAATTACACAAAATATTCAAAGTTTTATTCAATCTAAAATAGCTGTAGAACAAGAATTAGCAAAATTGGAATATGAAAGTAGTGTAAAAAAACAAAATTCTTTATATAATGATAGTTTTTTGTCGTGGTCAGAAGAATTAGATGATAGAAGTGATACTGAAAATTGGGATAGTGAATTTCAATTATTTCAAACAGGTGAAGAAGAAAAAGCAAAATTAAAATTTGGAGATAAATTTCCTCAATATGAAGGAGATTTTCGGCAAGAACAAGTAAAACAAAAAGCAGCTTTTATAAAATTTAAAAGAGGAAGGATTGTATCTAATTATAAAACTGATTCTTTAAAAGAAGATAATGATTTTATTAATTCTTTTTCAAACACACCTGTAAGACAAATGCCATTAGCGTATAAAGAATATGTAGAAAAAATAAAAAAAGATGGACCATATTTTAGTGGCAAAGAAATGGACACAAGATATGACCAAGTATACGAGAAAACAAATGAAGATTTTATACAAGCACAATTAGGTAATGAAGGTAATTTAAATGCACAATTAAAATTATTAAAAAATCCTAAATTTGAATTATATAATATTGAAGGAGATTTAATTGGCAGGGAAGATGATTACAGACAAAAAAAAATAAGCAGTATGACAACAGCTTTAGCATCAGAAATAAAATTAAATAAAGCAATAAATAATAAATACGATTTAGAAAGTTCAATAAAAGTAAGTGATGAATTAATTACTTTTCAAACAGATCCAACTTTAGTTAATATTCCAGAAGGTGTAAATCCGAAAGATTATTTTTATGGTAAAATTAATGATTTAAATATAAATGATTTAACAACAAAAGAAAGTTTAAGAAAAAGAGTAGATGATATATTAAAAGGTGATGTTTCAAAAGATAGTTATGGAAAACCGGATGTAGTAGAAAAGTACTTTACAAAAATTTTACTAGGTCAATATAAAGAAGAAAACAGATTTTTAACAGAACTCACTAATGATCCTGCTATTACACCAAAAGGTGTTAAATGGTTAACGGGAATTGCACAAGAAGCAAAAACTAAAAGAGATGAAAGCACAAATAAAATGGTAGAGATGTTTCTTAATTCCTTTAAAATAGATACAGAGCTTGAAGAATTACAACCAGTAATAAATATGACAAAACTTAAAGTAAATGAAGTTACTATGAGATTGTTAAGTGAAGGAGAAAAAAGAGGAATAAGTCCATATTCTATGTTACAGGATAGTTCTAGTAAATATTATATTGTTGATAAAATATTTGATATATACAACACAAATATATTAAAGTTTTTAAGTCGTAAAGATAAGGCAGATAAGGATTTTAGACAAATGTTAAGTGGAGATATAAAATCTGCTGATTATTATGAAGACAAAAGAGAAGAAGCGTATGGTATATTTTTTGATGCAGATCCTATAAAAGAAGGCGATCAATTTGCATATATAGAAGGACCTGCAAGTACAGATGAAGAAGGAAAGGTGATAGCAGTAGGAGAAAAAAAAATAGATGAATCACAAACATTATTTTTACATAGAATGAAAACTAAACCAAAACCACCACGATTAAAAGAAAAACAATCTATTGCAGAATATGGAATGTCAAAAGAATATCAAAAGTATAGACAAGATTTAAATAATTGGTTGTATGAAGGAGGTTATGGTAAGGATGAAATACCAAGTTTTAAAACATTTTTTGGGCAAACAGATCGCCCTGTAGAGCCATAATATGCCAACAATATTAGAATTAAAACAAGCTGGATTTTCTGATGAAGATATTGCGGCTTGGCGAAATGAAATGCAACAAGATTTAGATGCAATAGGTGCTAGTCGTTATCAACAATCAAAAATGTTTGGAGAAAATTTTGAACCAAAAAGTGTGTTAATTGAAGGATTAATAGGAAATCAAAAATATGAAGATACTATACACCCAGAAGATCAATTATTATCTAAAGAAGAACTTACAGAAAAAAACAATCAACATACATTAGATGCTGATTTAAATTCAGATGAAATACATCAAAAAGAAATTGAATTTTTAAATCAAGATATTGAAAGAAAAAAACAAGATGTTAATGAAAACATAGATTTTCAAAATGTAGAGCAAGAAGCGTTTGTAAATAATACAAAACAAAATGTAGATATAGATAAAAAAATATATGATGAAAAAGGCGTTCCTATAGAAAATGATTATTATGAAAATTTTACATTAAATGAAAATATATTTACTGAATTTGCACCGCATAGTTATAATTCGTTACATAACATTTTTACAGAATATCAAGTTCCAGAAGACAAAAAAGCTATTTCTGTTGCATTAACAGATTTGGTAATGAAGCATTATGCAAAAGTATTAACAGGAAATGATAAATATGGAGCAAGAAGTTATTTTTGGGAAGATGGTTCATCTGGAATGTATAGAATGACACCAGAACAAGCACAAGAAGGTATTAATAAATATGTAGATACATTGTCAAAAAATAATGATCCATTACCTTATTGGATGGAAGAATTAGTAGATGATAAAGATATATCTGGATTACCTGCAGATGCTCAAACAGCTATATTGTTATCATATATGAGTAATCAAATAGGATTTAAAGAAAATTATGAAAAGGCAATAAATAATAATACTGATGCTATTGTTAAAATGTTCCAAGAACAATTTTTAATTCCAAGAGGAGTTAAGGAAAAAGAATTTGATATATTGTCAAATAGATTAAAACAAAATATTAAACAAAAATGGGGGGATAGTTTAAAAAGATCTATTTCACCGACAGCATTGCAACTTCCAGCGTTTCATAAAGGTATGCCAGATTTTATATCAATGTCAGGAGATAGTTTATTTGGAGAAGGAAGAAAACCAGCGTGGGAAAGAGGAGGACACCAATCAGTAATGCAAATATCTTGGAGATTGTGGCAAGACTTAAAAAAAGCAAAAGAGACTGGACAAGATTTAGATCCTATTTCATTAATAGAAGATTTTATGACAGAAGGTCAAAGATGGGATAAAAGAGCATTAGCAGGTATAAGATCTATTGCACAAGATTTACCAATCTTTGGTGTAGGCGGTATTATTGGAAAAGGTCAAGCCGCTGGATTAACCATAGCAACAGGTGGAACAGCTGCACCTGCAGCACCTTATTTAATAACAGCTAATGCTTTTGCGTTGCATGGAGCGTTAAGACACGCATTAATAGAAGCATATATGGCAGGAGATGTTGGAACATTTCAAGAATTTTGGGATATTGTTTGGAGTAAAACAACCGCAAAAGTTTATGGTAAAGATGCATTGTTGGGAGCAGGAGTTCACGGAGGAGGAGTTATTGCATCAAAAATAGCATCACCATTTTTGAAAAGATTAGGAATGTTGCAATATGCAAATCCAGAAGCAAAAAAAGCTGCATTAAAAAAAATATATACACAATGGGGAAAACGAATAGATACAACAGCACGAACAGGTGGTGAAATAGTTATGCTGTCTGTTTTGCCATCTATTTTAGATTCAGTTGTAAGTGGTGAAGAATATAAAGCACCAACAAAAGAAGATTTTATAGATGCAACAACAATTATATATGGATTAAAAGCAGGAAAACAAGCAATAGTAAAATCTTCAGTTTATTTTAGTAGAGGGATGCAAAAATTATATAATATATATAAACAAACAGGAAAATCTCCAAAAGAAGTATTAAAAGATATAGAAAGAGATGATTCTATTTTAGACGATTTATTAAATGAAGATGTTACAATGCCTTCATCTTATAGAGAAACTCAAAACAATATAAATAGAAAAGTAAATGAATCAGTAGGAAAAGAAACGGATAATAAAACAAGTCATAAACCAAAACCTAAATATCAAAAAGGTAATAAAGTTTTTGTTAATTCTGCTAAATCGCAAGAAGGTGTTATTACAGATGTAATATTTGAAAATGGTAATTATCGTTATGAAATAAATAAATCATTTAGAATGGATGAAAATACCATTTCAAAATTTTATAAAGAAAAAGACGCTGAAACAATATGGCAAAATGATAGTAAATTTCAAAATAAAAAAAATAAAAATGAATACAATCAAGGTATGGAAATAATACAAAATGATCGTCAAATATATGAAAAACATAGATATAATGAAGAAAGAGCATTAGATTGGGGGGAATTAAAATGGAAATTAAATAAAGAAAAAAATGTATTTTCAAATAATAATATGTTTTTTTTAAAAAATTATTACCCTGAATTAGCAAAAAAACTTGAAAGTACAGTAGGTTATTTAAAAAGTAATTTAAATATACGCCAGTTTACAGAAAAACTTATACCCAAACAATTTATAGAAAAGCCACTAAAGTTACTGTTTACATTAAAAAGAGATGAAAAAATAGGTATAGATAGAGAAGTTGTTGCAGGTGAAATAAATGGAAAAATTTTTCATTGGGATTTAGATGCTTATATGGCATTAGGTCAACATCAAAAAAAACAAGCATTAATTACAGCACATATTAATACAAATTTTAGTAAATATAATAGCACAGGAAAAAGAGATACAGATGCAGCTATTTTGGTATTTAGAGATAAAAAAGGAAATCTTGCAGGATTATTACATTCTCGGAAATCAAATCATTATGTTACAAATGAAGCTAAAAAATTAAAAAATGAATTTGGAACAACTGGAAAATCATTTGCAGATGTTGAATATACAAGCCAACAAAGGGAAGTGCCTAAATGGGAAAATGTTGAATTAAAACAAGGAACAAATATTTTTAAAGGATTGGAAATGTATGATCTTGTAAAAATGTTTAAAGAATTATCAGGAGATTCAATAGAAGCTAAAAAATTTAGAGCATTAAAAAAGTTTGGTTATGCAACACCATTTGGAAAAATGGTTTCTATAGAAGGAGGTACAGGAAAAGTTCAAATAAGTAAAGATTTATTAGCAATGGGAGAAAAAAATTATACTAAAAAATTAGAATTAATATTAATGACAATGGCACACGAAATTGGTCATTATATTGATTTTTTGCCAGATAAATCTTTAAAAAAAGGAAATATATTAGGAAGAATATCTAGTTTATCAAAATATATGAAAAATTGGATAGCTGGTAAAGAAAAAGGAGAAGGTCCTTTTACAACTAAAGAGTTACAACAATTTAAAAGGGAAGCAGAAAAAACTGCAAAAGCATTTGAATCAGAAAACAATAAAGCAATAAAAAAAGCAGGATGGAATCCAAAGGATATATTAAAAATTTTGCAAGATGCTAATGCACGAAAATATTTGCCAGAAGCTGTATATGAAGCGTTTGCAAAGGCAAATGCCGCATTAAAAAAAGCAATTATTGCTGATGCATTAAAAGGATTAGATCATCCAGATATATTAAAAGTATTAACAGGGAAACAAAAAGGAAAAGAAGGTTTAAAAGAAAAAATACAAGCAAGATATAATGAGATTTTGCGTAGAGAAATTGCAAAAAGAGGATTAGTAGGAAAAGAAGAAATAATGGTTGAATTAAAAAAATTAACACAATTTGTTAAACCTTTTAATGAAGCAACAGCATCACCAGATTTTAAAAAATATCGTTATTCACCAGAAGAATTAATGGCAGATTTTATGATGTCTTGGTTATTAAGACCAAGAGAAACTGAAACATTAGCACCAACAACTATGCGATTGTGGCAAAATTATATGAATAGAAAAAAAGAAGTAAAAAAAGTTTGGGAAGATATTCAAATAGAATTAAATTTACCAAAAGATGAAAGAAATGCGAAAATAATAAAAGATCAAGTTGATACAAATAGAAAACTTCGTGCAAAAATGTTGGTTAAAGCTGAAAAAGACAGAGATCCTCAAGAAATTTATGACAACATAAGGAGAGGGGTAGATAGCGTATGGTTTACAATTTTAGATTATTACCATAAAATAAATTTTGGAAAGAAACGATTTGAAGTTCAAGATAGAGATAATGTAGAAATGGCAGTAGAGCGATTTACTTATGGTGAATCAATGATTGAAGCTGTCCAAAATAAATTATGGCATCAAGTATTCAAACCTATGCAAGAAGCTGGAATTAATAGAGATATATTGGGAGTATATTTACAAAATAAATGGGTTGCAGCAAAAGATGGTCCACGACAAAATGTATTAAATCCAAAAGGAATAGAATATAAAAAAGCTACAGAATTAATAAGATTATTAGAGGAACAAAATCCTCGCATAGCGGAAATAGCAGAAAAATTTTATAAATACAGAGAACAAGTTATATTGCCAGAGTTTGAAAAATCTGGAGTATTTGATGAAGCTACTTTAACCTTATTAAGAAATAATAGGGAATATGTAACTTTTGTAATAGAGGAATATGCAGGATGGAAAAATGATTCTTGGGTAGAAGGATTTTTAAAGAAAACAAAATATGGAACAACAAAAGATCCAATGAATGTATTTGAAGCAACTATTTTAAAAGATTGGAAATTATTAACAATAATACAAAGAGATTCTTTAGTTGGTACATTAGCAAGATTTTTAACAAAATTTAAACCCGAAATAGAAAATAATTTAAATAGAAAAGAGTTTAACTGGAAAAGAAAATTTAAGTTAAATGGTAAATTTAAAATATTAAAAAACATAGAAGAACGCACAATAGAACCAGCAGAACAAATAGTAACAGGAAAACAACCTTTTTTAAATATAAAATGGAAACCTAAAAATAAGATAGATTTAGATAAATATGAATTAATAAGATGGACAGAAAATGGGCAACAAAAAGCTGCATACTTTGGTTATGAGGTTTCCTATGGATTAAGCCAAATGCAACAATCAAAAACACAAATTGCAATTAGTCAATTTATGTATGGATTAAATACTCCTTATAGAAAAATGTTTACGGAAATAAATCCAGCATTTTGGGGGTATAACATATTTAGAGATATTAATAGAACAGTATTAAATCTACCTCATACAACATATTTTGATTTATTAGGTGGAGGGAAAAATGCATTTGTTAAAGAGATGGTAAAATCTTGGAAACCAACATATAGGTATTTTTTTAAAAGAGATAAAGAAATAGATCCAGTTATTCAAAAAATGTTAGAAAGAAGGTTGTTTATTTCTATATATGAAAAATATAGAAGTAGAGCAGAAGCATTTGGAGAAACACAAGTTCCTGCGTGGGCAACAGTAGATGGTGCTTTGCGAGGAATGATATTATTATTGAGAGATCAAAAAAAGAAACCTTTGTCAGATAAAGAAATAGAAACAAGATTAGAGCAAGGTTATAAAGAAAAAGAAATACAAAATTTAACAAAAGAAGAAAGAGAGTTAGTTCCTTATTTAAGAGATCAAATTATAGCAAAATTTGAAGCACAAATGTCAACAGAAAAATGGTTTGGATCAGATAGTTATATACAACCAATATATAAAACTGTTACTGGTGCAGAAAGAATGTCAAGAGTATTTGAAAGAACTACTAAACGAGCAGCGTTTCAACAATTAAACAAATTAAGAGATCAGGGAAAAATAGATTGGACAGATGCACAAATTGATTATGCAATAAGAAATTGGGCAGGTTCACCTAATTTTTTAAGAAAAGGAGGACAAGCGGCATTGTATAATAATATATTATTATTTGGCAATGCAGCTAAAGAAGAATGGAGAAGTATTTTAGAAGCAAGAGAATTTCAACATAAAGGAATTTGGTGGATGAAATATTTTGGATATGCTGTTGCTCCTGCAATTATTAATCATGCAGCTAAAATGGGAATATTAGGTGCGGCAGCACATACATATTTTAGTTTAATAAGTGATGATACATTGGCTAATTATTATGTTATCCCATTAGGAATGATAAATGATTTAGGGCATTTTGAATTAGGGCAACAACCATCTGAAGGTCAATCATTATATAAAGTTGTTTATTTACAATTTCCAAAAGATGAAATGGTAAAAATGTTAGGAGCAGCAGCATATAGAGGATTTAATGAATTATATGGAAAATCAAATAATGATGTTATGTCAAATACATTTGATAAATTAATGAGAGGTGTTTTGCCAACAGCAACAGAAGGGTTACCAAGTTATACTCCAATGTTTGATTTAGTAAAAAATGCTATGCATATTTTTGGGTGGGATAGTATTACAGGAGATAAAGCACCTGTAGATACATTTACAGGAAATAAAATTTATCCAGATTTTTTACAAAAAGCAGAAGGAATAGATGCTTTAAAACAAAGAGCAGGAGCATTTGGAAAATGGGCGTGGAATAATAATGGTGGAGCAATGTTTTTTAGATTTAAAGGGTATTACAACCCTTATAATATGGAAAATATAGTAACAGAATTAGAAAATGCATTACAAATTCCATTAGGAGGAAATGTTATAGGAAAATTTTTAAAAGTTTCGGATCAAGGAATAACTGAAAAAGTATGGGAAGAAATAAGAAAAGGTAGGGTTCAATCATCTACATACAGAGCAATAGCTGATATTGCTGTAAACAAATTCGTAAACAGAGAAGAATTAAATGAACTAGAACAGCAAGCAATAATTGAATACCCCCAAGTTTTAAAAAAATATCAAAAAGCATTAAAATATGCATATGGAACGCAATTTTTTACTTGGTTAGTTTCTTTAGAAGGGGATGATTTTATAAATGCTATTAAAGAAATAGGAAGAAGGCAAGAAGATATTGACTATGATATTCCTCTTTTTAAAGTTGGAAAAGAAAAAGAATAATGATATATATATAATATGACTATTACAACAACAACAATTAAAAACAGTTATTCTGGTGATGGTTCACAAGATACATTTGCGTACACTTTTAAAATATCTGCAGATGCTGATATGCAGGTTATTATTCGTTCATCTACTGGTTCAGAAACTGTAAAAACATTAACAACACATTATACAGTTACAAGTGCAGGTGCAGCTAGTGGTGGTAATGTAGTATTTACAACTGGCAATATACCTGCAGCTACAGAAACAGTTGTATTAAGAAGAAATACTACACAAACACAAACATTAGATTTAGTGGAAAATGATCCATTTACTGCGGATAGTGTAGAGGGAGCATTTGATAAAAACCTTGCAGCTATACAAGAATTACAAGAAGAAGTTAATCGTTCATTTAAAGTAAGTAGAACAAATACAATTAGTAGTTCAGAATTTACAGATAGTGCTACTTCAAGAGCAAGTAAAACATTAGGATTTGATTCATCTGGAGATTTAACAACAGTTGCTGATTTTCTACCTGCTGGTGGTGATAGTGCAATGTTTCAATATTCAACGACTACAACGGACTCTGATCCCGGAGATGGTTATTTAAGATTAAATAATGCAACAATAGCGTCAGCAACTATAGCTTATATTGATGATAAAGAATATAACGGAACAGATGTATCAGCTTGGGTACAATCATTTGATGATGTATCTGGCAATGATACAAATAGAGGTAGAATAAGAATAAGTAAAGCTAATACTTTAGATACTTGGGCAGTATTTAAAGTTACAGGAGCAGTAACGGATGCTACAGGATATACAAAAATAACATTAGTTCATATTGATAGTGCGGGAACATTTACTAATGATGATAAAGTATTTATATCATTTAGTGCAAGTGGTGAAGATGGAGCAATTCCCGGATATTATTATAAATTTGCAACATCAACAACAGATAGTGATCCCGGAGGTGGATATTTAAGATTTAATAATGGTACTTATGCTTCAGCAACAGCAATCTACATTGATGATGCTGATGCAAATGGATCAACAACACAAGCTGACACAATTACTTGGGATGATAGCACATCAACAATTAAAGGATATTTACACATTGTAGATATTAACGACAGTTCAACATACGCAAGATTTTCCATAACTGGTAGTTCTACTGATGCTAGTGGTTATAATAAATTAGCGGTTACTCATTTAGTTTCAAATAATACTTTTTCAGCAGATGACGAATTATCTGTTCATTTTACAAGAGTTGGTAATAAAGGTGATACAGGTAGTACAGGAGCAACAGGAGCAAGTGGAGTAGCAGGATTGGCTATGACTTGGAGCAGTTCAACTTCTGATGCTGATCCCGGAGCAGGAAAAATAGCATTTAACAATGGAACGGTATCAAGTGTATCTATATTGTATGTAGATGATGCAGATGATGCTTCAGCAGATATATCTGGGTTTGTACAATCGTGGGATGATGTTTCAAATTCTACTGCAAGAGGTTATGTTACTGTTACTAAAGAAGGTACACCATCAACTTATGCTACTTTTAAAGTAAGTGGTGCTGTAACAGATGCAAGTGGTTATACTAAAGTTCCAGTAACTCATATAGTTTCAAATGGTACATTTTCAAATACAGATGGAGTAGGAGTTCAATTTGTTCATTCTGGTGCAGATGGAGCAGATGGAGATATGACTTCATTCACATTAGCAGGTTCAGCTGGAAGTAGCCAAACAATAACTAATGGCAATACAGTAACGATTGCAGCAGGTAATGGTATAACGACTACTGGTGGATCAACTGATACAGTAACAGTTGCAGTAGCTTCTACTGTAGTAGAAACAGATGAACAAAATACTTTTACTAAAGCACAATTACCTTCAACTTATACAGCAGCTTTATCGGCAACATCTGGTGTTTTAGATTATGACACTTATCAGAATTTTATTATTACATTAGCAAGTGGGTCAAATACATTAGCAGCAGTTACTACCGAAGCATCTCAAGTAGGACAAACAGGAGTAATTATATTTATTCAACCAGGAAGTAGTAGTGCAGGAACAGTAAGTTTGCACGGAGATTATGAAACTCCAGCAGCAGGAGGATTAACTTTAAGTTCAACTAATAGTGCATATGATGTTGTACCTTATATGGTTAAAGCTGATAATTCTATATTGTTAGGTAGTCCTCAACTTGCATTTGGATAAAGTATGTTTAGTAGCGAATTATGGCAAAAATCTGGAGTTAGTACATACTCTATAGACCAGTCAATTAGGTTTAACCAAGCTGATAATGCATCAATGTCTAGGACACCAAGTTCAGCAAGCAATAAAAGAACTTGGACATTTAGTTGGTGGTGGAAAAGAGGTGCATTATCTGGTTCAACAAATGGCACAAATCAAAGACAACCTATTTTTGGAACAACAGCATTTTCAATTTTATCAAACCACAACTCTACACAAATTGATGGTATAAATGTTGTTTATACTGGGGCAGCAAATGATGTACAAACATCAGAAAAATTTAGAGATGTTTCAGCTTGGTATAATTTTCAAGCAGTTTTAGATACAACAAATGATGTTGCTTCAGAAAGATTTCGTCTTTATAAAAATGGACAACGAATAACAGATTTTGCCAGTATATCTTATCCAGCAAAAGATACAGAATACACAGTAAATAACACACAAGCACATTATATTGGTTTAAGAAGTTCTGGTGAAAATCTTGATGGATACCTTGCAGAAATTGTATTCATAGACGGACAAGCACTAACCCCATCTAGCTTTGGTGAAGAAAATGATAATGGGATATGGATTCCCAAAGATGTAAGTGGCTTGACATTTGGTACAAACGGATTTTGGATTGATGGTAGAGATAGTTCAGATTTAGGAGATGATGAGTCTGGACAAGGGAATGATTTCACGGCAAGTGGTCTTGCGGCACATGACCAAATGACAGGAGAAAGTCCAACTAATAATTTTTGTGTATTAAATCCAATATTGAATATGACACATCAATATTTAACAGCAGATATTAGGGATACAAACCTTGCATCACAAGCAGTAAGTGCTTCTTTAAATAACTATGCAATCGGAAGCATGGGTGTAACATCAGGTAAGTGGTATTTTGAAGCAGAGTATCCTACATATCCAGCTTTAAGTGGTGCAAGGGTTGGTTTTATTAGTTTAGAAAATGCAAGTTCAAATATTGGTGGTAGTTCTTATGGAAAAGAAAAAACAATACTTTTAAGTAATAGACACACGACTAGTGCATTTAGTAATTTTGAGTGGGGTAATGGAAGTTCGTATCCTAATACATCAGCTACGAGTCAAACACCATTTGTTCAAGATGATATAATAGGAGTTGCTTTTGATTGTGATAACAGCACAATACAATTTTATAAAAATGGTTCTACATTTGGTTCTCAATTTGATTATTCAGCACAATCAAATGCTGTTGATACATCCGATGGAGATACATATGCACCAATAATAATGGGAGACAATACAAACTATACCAATAAAGTGGTTTTAAATTTTGGACAAGATAGCACATTCAATGGAGGAACAAGTGCTGGTGGTAATAGTGATGGTAATGGAATAGGTAATTTTAAATATAGTGTACCAAGTGGGTACTTGGCACTTTGTACAAAGAATTTAGGGAGTTAATATGGCAACACCAACAATTAAAAATGGCGAAGAATATTTCTATCCTTTGATTTATGAAGGCAATGGAGCTGGGCAGAGGGTCGGTAAGTTTGTACCTTTTACAGATAATGGCACGATTGCTAATAGTTGTATATTTGATGATGGAAGTGAACCTTATCTTGAAAGAACACCAAGTAGTAGTAGTAATAGAAAAACTTGGACATTATCATTTTGGATGAAGTTGGGTACACTTGGTACAACGCAATTTTTATTATCTGTAAATCAAGCATCAAGTGATTCTGGTAGGATAGCCATTTTAAAACAAAGCACAGGCGAATTACAAATTTCTGGTTATAATTCAGTTTGGCGAAAAACTAATCGTACTTATGAAGACACAAGTAAATGGTATCATATTTTAATTGCTTGTGATACAACAGAATCAACTGCCCAAAATAGGATTAGATTTTATATTGATGGAGAAGAAGTAACAAGTTGGGCAACAAATACAACTGTAACCCAAGATGCAGATTTAGCAATTAATGTAAATTCAGCACATAGATGGGCAGAAGAAATATGGGGTGGTGGAAATCATTTTGATGGATATTTAGCAGAAGTAAATTTTGTAGATGGTTCACAATTAACACCTTCAACCTTTGGTGTTACTGATACATCAACTGGTAGATGGATTCCTAAAACATTAACTGGAATTACTTATGGAACTAATGGATATAGATTTAAGTTTCAAGATAGTTCAGCACTCGGAGATGACACCAGTGGAAATACGAATGATTTTAGTGCTACAAATTTAGCTAGTACAGACCAAACCACCGATAGTCCTACTCAAAACTTTGCAACAGGTCTTGGTGCTTTTCAAACATCTTATGCAATGACTATGAGTGAGGGTAATCTTAAATCAGCGGCAACTGGTGGTAACGCACAACACGGGAAAAGTTCTTCAAGTTTAACTTTTGATGCAAATGATTCCAATGGATATTATTGTGAATATACTGTTAATGCAACATCAAGTGTGGGTTCTAATTTTAATGCAGTTGCCATAACTGTAGATAGAGAAGCATATTCAGTTCCAGATGCATCTAATGGAAAAATAAGTGGTCAAGTTAGATATATGGAGGATGGTAGATTTAGACACACTAATTTAGCTGGAACACTTACAGATATTTCTAGTTGGGGTTCAACTTGGGGTGATGTTAGCACTCCAGATGTTATTGGTATATTTGTAAAAAATAACAAGATATATTTTAGTAAGAATGGTACTTGGCAAAATAGTGCAAACCCTACCAATGAAACTGGAGGTATGAATGTTGGAGGAACAATAGGAAGTAACAGAGTTAGATTTAGTCATATTGGTTATCAATCTGGCTCTACTTATGGAACAATGACAGCTAATTTTGGTCAAAAAAGTTTTGCACATACTCCACCTACTGGTTATAAAAAATTAAATCAAGACAACCTACCAACCACAGATAAAGGTATAAGTGGATTAGTATGGATTAAAGATAGAGATGCTACTAAAAACCACAATTTATTTGACTCAAGTAGAGGTATACAAAAAGAACTTCGTTCAAATTCTACTGATGAGGAATTTACTAATGCTGATACTTTACAAAAATTCTTAAAAGGTGGATTTTCAATAGAAGATGGTACAAGTGTTAATAATTCTGGTGATTCTTTTGTTAGCTGGAACTGGGTAGCAAATTCAGGAACCACAAGTACAAATGATGCCAGTTCTACTGGAGTAGGAACGATTGACAGCACTTATCAAGTCAATTCTACAGCTGGTTTTTCTATCGTGCAATATACTGGAACGGGAAGTAATGGCACAATAAAACACGGATTATCGTCAGCACCAGAATGGGTTATGCAAAAGTCAACAAGCAATAATACAGGAGATGGTTTTGCTATGTATCATGTTGGAATGACAAG